ATCGTTGCCACGTTGAAGTCAGCAACAGCTAATAGCTATGTGACTTTAGCTGAAGCAAACACTTATTTTGAAACCGTTCCAGATTCAACTACTTGGGACAATAAAACTGACGACCAGAAAAATAGAGCTTTAATATCTGCTACTAGATGGATTGATAGTCTTAATTTTTACGGTGATCGTTGTGACGAGTCTCAATCATTAAAATGGCCTAGAAATAACTATGAAATCGATAATGTTGAGCTTGCTTGTACTGCAATACCAAACAGTATTAAGTATGCACAGTATGAATTAGCAAGATCATTAGCAAACGAGACAGATGCAATAACTGGTAACAAAGGTACTGACGGAACTTACGAAGAGGTCAAGATAGGGGATATGGAGGTTAAATACAACACCGATAGTCAAGGTGTTGGAACGATTAACAATGTTTTTGACGTTTATCCTTGGTTGCAGTCCTATCTTGGTGCTTATTGTCTTGGTGGAAGTGGCAGCTATCAAGTTCGGGTAGTTAGAGGTTAATCATGGCTGGAGCATTAGACACAGCATTTAAAGCAATCGCAAAACAGGTTGTATCTGACCTCGGAAAATCTCTAGATACAAGTGTTACATACACTCGTAAAGTTATGGGTACATACAACACGGCAACGGGAAGTGTTAAGGCTGTTAAAACAGACTATGCAATAAAAGTACCTGTCGAGTTTGTTAACTCCAATGAGGAAGCTGGTTATCAAGAAAATACAGCTAGGTTATACATCACACCTGATTTGATAGGAGACAACCAACCTCTTCTTCAAGATGAAATTACTTTAAATTTTTCTGGTTCTGCGAGAATTGCAAAAATAACGAGTATAAGGACACTTAAGGGCGGTCAGGAGTATCTTTTCCGTATAGACGTGGTTTTCTAATGACTTTAGTTAATGCTAGGGCAGCCCTAGAAGCTGCTATAAAAACCTCTTTAAAAGAGAATCAACCGAGAGTTACAGTAGTATTCGACAATACTCCTTTTACAACTCCAGGCAGAACAAAAAAGTACGTTCTTGTAAGTATAGACTTCGATAATTCTACTTACCAACCTCAAGGGGCAGCACAAACCTACTACAGTGGTAGTGTAACTTGTGGAATAATGACTCCCAAAGATACTGGAACTGCTGAGTCTTCTGCTGTATCTCAAGCTGTCATAGACGGTCTAATTTCTATAAATGCTTCTACTTACGAAGACACATACTCTGTTTCTCCCCGTGTCTCAGAAATATCTGGACCGTCTTTTGTTAACAACGAAAATAACAGCCATTATTTAAGTACAGTTAACTGTAGCTTTACAGCCAATGCCTAGAAAAAAGAGTTTAAATAGTCTTGCTAATGATATAGAAACTGCTGTAAGACAAGCAAGAACAGAGGCGACAAAAGAGATCGTTCATACTTTGCAAGATAAAGGACCGTGGTGGACAGGTAGCTTTGCTAAGAGTTGGGTAGTTAGTACTGCACCAGTTCAAGGAGGTGAGATAGAGAGAGATCCCAATCCTCCTTTCTGGGATAAAGAAGCCATTCAAGCGGCTCGCAGACCTAGAAGAAGAGAAAGACCTGAGTTCTCTGTAGTGCCTATAGCTCAAACTTTGTATATAGGTAACGCTTCTGAATACGCTTTATTTGCAACAGGTTTCTGGGGAGAAAAGATCCATCATTTTCAAAATATAATGGATACTAGGGGTAAAAAAGTAACGTATGCTCAACATGGTAGGACTGCAAACTTAACTCCAAAAATAAACCCAAAACCTAGTTGGTACAGGATTTATTTGAACGATACGCAGTACTTAATGAGAGATATTAATAGAGCTTTCCGTTCCAAAAAATTTGTTATACGGAAGACAGATAGAAAGACAACGTTTAAGAGTAAGAACTATACGGGAAATGTAGGTAGTTCAGGTCAGTCTTACAATTACCAACCAAGAGCTTATTTAGACTTATAGGTTATACTACAAGAGTACATACAGATTTACATGGCTGCTGAACGTGCTATAGACAAGCTGAAAAAAGCTTACAATGTCGAAAATCGTAGTAGTTACGCTATTTATAAGGGAGAAGAACTGGTACTAAAAATATTTTGGTCCCCTATAACTATCGCTGATAGAGACAAGATAAATACCACACTAAGAGCGATGGGTAAAGGAGATGAGGAAGGAACTCTTGACTTTGCTCTTCAAGTAATTATCGAAAAAGCACAAGATAGTGCAGGTAAAAGTTTATTTACGGAAGCAGACAGACCAGCTTTAAGAAGAGAAGTTCCTCTAAGTGTTCTGCTAGACATCATGGCTAAGATGCAAGATCTGGGGGATGAGGTTGACCCAGATGCGGTAAAAAGCACAACTGGAGAAGAATAGTTACCTCTATCTCCAATTTGCAATAGCTGAAAAACTAGGCAAAACGCATAAAGAAATAGCAACTACGATGACAACAGAAGAGCTATACGCATGGAGCGCATATCTTGAATTAAAAGGTGAAAGAGAAGAAAAAGCATACGAAGATGCTCGAAGAAAGTCTCAATACAAGAACGTACGCTAAACTAATACTATTAATTGGGTGATCTAGTGGCAGACGGAGGAGCAACCTATACCGTAAATATTGAGTTAGCTACTCGTCAGTTCAGTCAGGACTTACGAAACTTAAAAAATAAGATAAAGAATGAACTAGGAAAAACTGTAAAAGTAGCAACTGGTGGAACGGGAGGAGGAGCAGTAGCCAGAGAAAAAGCTAAAGCTATACGTGAGCAAAGACAACAAGACGTAGAAGATAGAAGAAAAGCTTATGCAACGGATAAAAAGAACGCTCAACTATCTAAACAAGGACAGCTAGTTAGACAAGTTAATGCTTTAGCTTCCTACGGTTTAAATGTTGCTAGTAAAAGAAAGAAATTAGAAGATATACACGACTTAGCGAATCAAAAACAGTTTCAAAAAGCAGATGAAAAAATAAAACAATTAACCAAAGAGATAGAAGCGGAAAATAAAATACTCGATACGATAATCAAACAAGGTGTAGAAAAAGATAAACAAGTAAAGCAAAGAATAGAGCAAGCAAGAAAGCTGGAAAATAGACAACGAAAAGGGCCACATGGTCAGAGGATGTACGGCCCTGTAGATTCACTAGGCAACCCTATTTATACAGGTAGAGGACCGAAACCTCCAGCAATACCAAAGTCAGGGGCTTCTTTACCTATAGATCTCCAACGTAAAACATCTGGTACGTTTGCAGCAAAACATACCGATCTTCTTAGACGAAGACAGGTACTAGAAACGTTACTCTCTTCTTTTGATGGAATAAATACTCCTGAAATAAACAGATTTAAAAACGGAATACAGGGTCTTGTAAAGCAGTATGGAGCAATATCTACCTCAATGGGACAGACACGAAATGCTTCTGGTTTCGGTAATGCTGGAAATATAGCCAGAGAATTAGAGCTTCTAGAGCTATCTACTAAGAAGGAGGAGTACAGAGCTAGAAATATAAAGACAATGAATCAAACTGAAGCAAAAGCTTTTAGAACAAAAGAAGCTTTCTTAAATAAAGAGCATAGTATCAAGAAAACGTTATTCCGTTTACAAAAGAAAGGTTTAGCCACAACTAACTTTGAATTAAAACTTGAAAAAGCTATTACTGCACAGGATCAAGAGCAGTTAAATAACTTGGCTAGAGAAGTAGATATGGCTAATGCAAAAGCAACTAGAGCTACTAAAAAAGCAAGCGGTTCAGTAGGTGGAGGAGTTACTAGCGGCGGCGGAACCAGTGCAGCTAAAGGAGGTGGAGGAAAATTAGGAAGAATAGCTCAAAGTGCCATGATTAGTGGTGGTTTTCCCCTCTTATTTGGTCAAAGTGCTGGAGTGGCAGGTGCTAGTGCTGTTGGTGCTGGAATAGGAGAGGCATTAACCCCTGGAGGTGGTTTTGCTGGAGGTATAATTACATCTGCTCTTGCTTCTAAAGTAGCGGAAGCTATACAGTTTCGTAAGGAAATAGATAAGGTTAACAAATCTATATTGGCAGCAGGGGGTTCTTCTGTATTTACTGCTCAGGATATTAGACAATTAGGTAAGAGTTTGAATATGACAAAAGAAGAAGCTCTTAATGCCGCTAAGAGTTTTGCTGCTTTTGATGCTTCGGTTAGAAAGTCTCTTCTCGTAGCTTTTGGAGATGAAGCTACTTTTAACTTAGTAAAGGGTTTAAAGACTAATAAGCAGTTAGTTACAGATATACAGGCTGCTGAAGGGAAGATAGGTAGAAGTAAAGCTGATCAACTTTTAAATCTAATAAAGACAGAAGGAAGTTTAAAAGTACAGAAAAAACTACAAGACGCTATTTTAGAGGTTCAGAAGAAGAATGTAACAGGAACAAAGGATCAAGTTAGTAATTTTGACAAATTTATGTCTGTAGGTAAGACGATTAACAGACTACCTATATTAAGGAGATTTACTGGATTAGAGCCAGGTAAGGGTAAATTTGGTGCTGTTTCTGGAGAAGACATAAGAGATAAACGAATGGAAGATCTACTGGGTACTAGTCAACAAGACGCAGCTAGACAGTTAGGAGAAGAGCTAAATAGAGCATTTAGGCTGGAGTTAATTACAAATATTGCAACTGTCAGAGACGAGATAGAGATGATGCAGACTCCTTTGTTTAGGTTGACGCAGACAGCACAAGTAGTTGGTGATGCTTTCGGAGAGTCGTTTAGAGGAATAGTCAGTGGTTCGATGTCAGCCCGACAAGCATTAGGGAACTTATTCCAAAGAACAGCAGATATGTTCTTAGACATGGCTGCGAAAATGATTGCAAAACAAATACAGATGAAAATATTAGGAATAGGTCTTCAATGGTTTGGAAATGTAAATCAAACTAGTGGTTTTACGGGAAGAGGGTCTACTGGTACAGATTTTAAGGGCAGAGATTTTGATGATTGGGAGGCACAGTCTTGGGGAACTAGAGCAACAGGTGGCCCAGTATCAAGGGGAAATCCTTATGTTGTCGGAGAAAGAGGTCCAGAATTATTTGTTCCAGGTTCTAGCGGTAATATTGTTCCTAATAACGCAATGGGAGGAGCAAATATTGTTGTTAACGTAGATGCTTCTGGTTCAGAAGTTCAAGGCAATGAAGGACAAGCCGCTATGCTAGGGAGAGCAATTTCATCAGCCGTGACAGAAGAAATTGCAAGACAAAAAAGACCTGGAGGACTCCTTTCTGCAGCGTAAATTATGGCAACTTTTCCTTCTATATCTTCTGCTTACGGTGTTACAAAAACATCGCAACCTAATACAAGAACGACTCAATTTGGAGATGGATATCAAGCAAGGATTCAGTTTGGTATGAATCAAAATCCGAAAGTTTATAGACTTACTTTTAATGTTTCTGAAACTGACTCAGACACTATCGAAACATTTTTAGATGCAAGAGCTAGTGATTCTGATTGCTTTACTTGGACACCACCTGGAGAAAGTTCATCAGGTAAATATATATGTCCCTCTTGGACTAAAACTATTCCATACCTAAATAGAGCAACTATAAGAGCAACATTTCAAGAGGTTTTTGAAGCGTAATGGCTGTACCTGTTAGTGAATTACAGAAGGCAAACCCTAGTGCAATTATTGAGCTTTTTATTCTTGAGTTAAGTTCAGTAATTCATGGAGCTAGTACTGTATATCGTTTTCATGCTGGAGCAAGTCAAAATGCAAATGGAAGTATTGTTTTTGCTGGTCAAGCCTATACAAAAATGCCTATAGAAGCGGAGGGGTTTGAGTACAACGGCAAGCAACTACCAAGACCAAGACTTAGAATTAGTAATATTTTAGGAACAATTACAACGTTACTTTTAACGCTACCTATGGGATTAGAAGGGGCAAAAGTAACAAGAAGAAGAACGCTTTTAAGATATTTAGATGCTGCTAATTTTTCTGGTGGTAATAGTCCTTACACTCCTGATAGTTCTGCCTTATTCCCAGATGAGATTTATGTAATTGATCGTAAATCAGTAGAAACAAGAGAGATTGTTGAGTTTGAACTGGCTGCAAAAATAGATGTTATGGGTGTTCGTTTACCAAAAAGACAAGTATTGCCTACTGAGTTTCCTGGCATTGGATCGTTCTATTCTTAATGACTTGGAAAGATAAAGCTTTAGCTCACGCAAAAGGAGAAGATCCTTACGAATCTTGTGGTTTATTAGTTGTTACTAAAGGGAAAGAAAAGTATTTTTCCTGTAAGAACTTGGCAGACAAGCCAAAAGATATGTTTATTATTGACCCAGAAGATTGGGCAAAAGCAGAAGATACAGGAGAAATAACAGCCATTATCCATAGCCATCCAGTAACTTCACCAGAACTGTCTATGGCAGATAAGGTTGCTTGTGAAAAAACAAAACTCAAATGGTATGTAGTGCAACCAAACTTAGAACAATGGGTTGAGTACGAACCATGTGGCTATATAGCACCTTTGATAGGTAGAAAATGGGTATGGGGTGTTAACGATTGCTGGTCTTTATGCCGTGATTACTATAAAGAGAAATTAGATATAGATTTAAAGGATTGGGATAGACCTATAAGTTCAGATGAGTTTATAAAAGATCCTTGTTTTGATCGTTGTTTTGCTGATACAGGCTTTAGAGAATTACGACCTGACGAAGAGTTACAGAAGAATGATTTATTGTTAATGAGTATGCGATCTCCTGGTTTGAATCACATAGGCTTGTACCTCGGAGGACAAATGGTTTTACATCATTTACAGAGTCGTTTGTCGAGTCGTGATTTATTAGACGAATGGCTACTAAAATGTATAGGAAAGAGGATTCGTTATGAGTTTGCGTAAAATAAAACTATACGGCGAATTAGCTAAATTCGTAGGGGAACGTGTCTTAGAAGCAGAAGTAAATAATGTAGCTCAAGTAATGAGATTCTTGTGCGTTAACTTTAAAGGAATAGAAAAACACATGTTTGATCAGCAATATAAAGTTTCGGCTGGCAGTTGGGAGTTATCAGAAGAAGAATTGAATTATCCAACAGGGCAGAGTGATATTTCTATTGTCCCTGTTGTTGGTGGGGCTGGGGGTAATGTAGGAAAAATAATACTAGGTGCTGCTTTGATTACGGCTGCTGTAATGCTTCCAGGTTCAACTGCTGTTTTTGGAGCTGGTGGTGGCCTTGGCTTTGGTGCTGCAACTGCTGGTACTTTTTCTGCTTATGCACTGGCTGGAAATATTGGTATTGGTTTGGTTCTTAGTGGGATAGCTGGATTATTAACGCCTGTTCCAACTGTCCCTTCTTCAGAGCAAGATCCAAGGCGAAGTTTTAGTTTTAGTGGAATACAAAATACAAGTCGTGCGGGCGTTGCTGTTCCTATCGTCTATGGTTCAGAAGTATTAGTTGGTTCTGTCGTTATTTCAGCGGCAATTGACACACAACAAATCGAGGTAGAAGCATGACAAATTTAGTTATTGGTTCGGGTGGTGGTGGCGGTAAAGGCGGCGGTGGCGGTGGTTCTACTTCCACAGCAAAAGATAACCTTGAATCTAAACAATTTGGTCGTGTTCTTGATCTTCTTTCAGAAGGTGAAATTGGTGGTTTAGTAGACGGTGCGAAATCAATATTTTTAAACGATACACCTTTGCAAAATGCAAACGGTACTTTTAACTTTAAGGATGTTTCGTATGCAGAAAGAACAGGCACATCGTCTCAAACAGTTATACCTTTAACTGAAAATACTTCAACTGTAGTGAATACAGGTTTTTCTACTGTTAACAAAGCTACACCAAAGATAGTACAAATAACTGCATCGGACCCCGCTATTGATGCAGTAAAAGTAACAATATCTGTACCACAATTACAAAAAATTACTGATGATGGTGATATTGAAGGGAGTGAAATTGATTTAGAAATTGCTGTTCAATATTCAGGGGGTAGTTATCAAACTAAAGTATCTGGTGATAATGGGAAAATAAAAGGTAGAACAGGTGATTTGTATCAACGAGATTATGTGTTGAAACTAGATGGTGCTTTCCCTGTCGATATAAAAGTTACAAGAATTACAGATGATTCAACCGACCCAAAGTTAACAAACGCATTTCAATGGAATACCTACACTAAAATTATTTATGATCCAAGAGCTTATTTAAATTCTGCATTAGTTGGTCTAAGACTTGATGCAGAACAATTTACAAGCATCCCTAAAAGAACATATTTAATCAAGGGGATAAAAGTTAAAGTTCCTCATAATGCAACTGTTAGAGCTGATGGAAGTCTTGCTTATTCAGGAACATTTAATGGAACATTAGGGGCAGCAGTCGTCACAAACGATCCAGCATGGATTTTATTCGATTTGTTAACAACTTACAGATATGGTTTGGGTGTTGATACAACGAGTGGAACAGGTTCAACTAATACAGGTTACTTAGCCGAAGCCGACTTAGATAAATTTTCTTTTTATGCCGCTAGTGTTTACGCTAGTGCTTTAATTAGTAATGGAGCTGGAGGAACTGAACCTCGTTTTGCCTGCAATGTAAATATACAAACAGCACAAGAAGCTTATACAGTAATCAATCAATTATGTTCCGTATTTAGAGCGCAAGCTTATTGGCAAGCAGGTTCTGTTGCTTTAACACAAGATGCTCCACAAGACACAAGTTATTTATTTAGTATTGCGAATGTTTTAGAGCCAGGTTTTACATATCAAACAAGTAGTCAAAAGAATAGAGCTACTGTTGCCGTTGTTAGATACTTTGATAATGAATTAAGAGATTATGCTTATGAGGAAGTAGAAAGCACCACTAATATTGCTAAATACGGGTCAATTGTTAGGAACATTGATGCTTTTGCTTGTACGAGTAGAGGTCAAGCCCGAAGATTAGGAGAATGGCTTTTATATACAGAAAATAATGAACGTGAGACGTGTTCTTTTGTTACTTCTATAGATGCAGGTGTTGTATGTAGGCCAGGTCAAGTCATAGAAATAGCTGATGAAATGAGGGCAGGTTCTAGGAAATCAGGAAGGATAAAAAGTGCAACAACTACAGCTATCACAGTCGATGATGCAACAGGTTTAGTAGCTTCTAATAGTCCTACTCTTTCAGCTATTCTTTCAGATGGTTCGGTTGAAACTAAACCTATAGGGAGTATTTCATCTAATGTTATTAGTTTAAATTCTGGTTTTTCTTCTGCGCCTAATGCAAATACATTATGGATTTATCAAAATTCAAGCATACAAACTTCTACTTGGCGTGTTGTATCAGTAGAAGAACAAGATGGTATTAATTATGCTGTAACTGCTGTTTCTTATAATTCTTCTAAATATTCAAATATTGAAAGTGGAATATCATTAACTACACGAAATGTTACGAACTTAAATGTAGCTCCTTCTACCCCTGCGGGAATTGAAACAACAGAGTTGATTTATGAAAATTTAGGAAATGCAAGGGTAAAAATTATAGTTTCGTGGACAAATGACACCGCTAATGGATATGTTCGATTTAGATATAACAACAATGATTGGCAATCAAGAACCGCAGAAAAGACTAAGCAAATTGAGATATTAGATGTTGTTGCTGGGACTTATGAGATAGAAGTTTATAGCGTTAGTGCATCAGGTTTAAGATCAGTAAATCCAGCTACTAAAACACATACAGCGATAGGAAAAACAGCACCTCCAACTGATGTTACTGGTGTCACTTTGACTCCTATAGATCAAGACAGAGGTTTACTCCAGTGGGATCAAAGTACTGAAAAAGATGTACTAATTGGTGGGAAAGTTTTAATTGCACAATCCACAAGCGGCTCAGCTAGATGGGCTGATGCAACTACTATTTTAGAAAAAGATGGAAACACTACTAGTGCAGAAGTACCTTTACTACCTGGATTAAATGCGTACTTGATTAAATTTAAAGACGATGGAGGCCGTATCTCTACTGGTCCTTCTTCAAACTTGATAGCCGACTGGGATGCAACAAAAGCGACTGTTGTAATGCCTTCTGTTACTGATCGTTTATTTGTTCAATTTGTTGACGAACATACAGCTAATTTTGCAGGTAGCAAAACAAATACAGCATATGATTCAACTTTAGATTCTTTAAGATTGTCGGTTTCTAGTAATGAAACTGCTGCTAGCGGACAATATGTTTTTGCTAATTCTGTGGATTTAACTCAGATTTATGACGTGAATTTAAAGAGAGAGTTAGTTAGTTTTATGTTTGATGATGAAAGTTTATGGGATAGTAAAACTGCTTTGATTAATACTTGGGGTTTAATAGACGATGAGGTTGCTTTAACTTCTAGTGATTGCAATGCTGTCGTTGAATATAGAGCAACAAATGATAACCCTAGTTCATCACCAACTTGGGGTAATTGGCAACAGATAGTGAATGGTTTGGTAAGGGCTAGAGGTTTGCAGTTTAGAGCTAAATTAACAAGTACAAATGTTGATCAAAATATCGCTATTAGAAGACTTGGCGTTACTCTTGAACTTCAACATAGAACTGAAAGCATTACTAATGCAGTAACAACAAGTTCAGGACCATATCAAATTAATTTTGCTCATGGTTTTTATGAACCGCCTAGCGTTTTTGTTACGCAAGTGGCACTCAATCGAGAGGACGGCGATTATTTTGAAATAGATAATATTACTCGCACAGGTTTTGAAGTAACATTTAAGAATACAGCTAATGACAGTAGCTATGCTCGATCATTTGTTTGGGGAGCTTCTGGCTTTGGTAATCAGGTATCAGTATGACTAATCTAAGAGATTACACTATCGACAATGTAAGTGGGTCTGTATTTAGAACAGAACTAAATCAGATTTTAGGAGATATACAAACTACTAATTCAGGACCAGCAGCACCAACAACAACGATTGCTTACAAACTCTGGGTTGATACGACTAACAACAAATTAAAAATTAGAAATAGTGCCAATAATGGATGGATAACACTAGGTTCATTATCTGAAAATCTTGGTTTAGCACCTGCTGAAGATCCAA